GCAAGACCAGTAGAATTTATGCCGCATGGCCCAGAAGATGTGAACATGGCAGAGCAGGCAACTGATTATGTTCATTATGAGTTTCAGCGCAGCAATGGTTATAGGGTGTTGAATGATGCGTTTCACGATGCGCTAATCAAGAAACAAGGTATAGTAAAAGCTTACTGGGAAGAAATGCCAGAGGCAGAAATTTACACTTACACAAACTTATCTGATGATGAGTATACCTTTTTAGTGCAGGATGATGAAGTAACGGTTCTTGAACATACTGTCGAGCAGGAGATGAGTATGGATGAACAAGGCGCTGAGATAAAAACGCCTGTTCATTCTGCTAAAGTTTCAAGAAAAGCATACGCTGGTTGCCTAAAGATAGAAAGTGTACCACCAGAAGAGTTCTTTGTAGATCGAAATTGCAGAACTCTAGAGGATGCTCATGTTGTTGTTCATAGGTCTGATATGAGGGCCAGTGATCTTATTGCTATGGGCTTTGAGCCAGACGAAGTTCTTAAATTAGATAGCTTTGATGCAGGCACAGAAATGACTGAAGCAGAGCGCTATGAGAGGCAAGGTTATGAAGATAACTTTAGCGAAACAAGCTCTGATCCATCCATGCGGTCTGTTACAGTAACAGAAGCTTATATGAGGATGGACGTTGATGGAACAGGGGTTGCTGTGTTGCATAGATTTCTATGCGGTGGAACTAAATACAAGCTGCTAGATTATGACTTAGCAGACGAGTTACCTTTTGCAAAATTTGAAGTAGATCCAGAGCCGCACACATTCTATGGCAGAAGCATTGCTGATCTAGTTTTAGATGATCAAGACGCAGCAACCTCTATTTTAAGAGGAATACTAGATAACGTAGCCATGACGAATAATCCCAGAATTGGCATAGTCGATGGTGCGGTTAATATAGACGATGTTTTAAACAACGAAATAGGTGCGATTGTGCGTATGCGTCAAGCAGGAGCAGTGCAGGATTTAGCTGTGCCGTTTACCGCAGGACAAACATTAAGCGCACTTACATACCTAGACCAGCTTGTAGAGGGTAAGACAGGCGTTAGTAGGGCGTCTATGGGGCTAGACCCTGATGCTATGCAATCAACAACTAAGGCCGCTGTACAGGCCACTGTGCAGGCCGCAGCAGGGCAAGTAGAGGTGATGGTTAGAAATCTTGCTGATGGTGCTAGAGATTTATTTGGCTTGATGTTGAGATTGCTGCAAAAGAATATGGAAGATGGCGCTATGATGCGTATGAACGGACGCTTCCAGCCAGTTGACCCAAAAGCTTTTGACATAGATATGGACGTTACTATTAATGTGGGGCTTGGCACTGGTAGAGAAGAAGAGAAGACAAACGCTCTCGCTATGGCATTGCAGCAACAAACTATGGTTTATCAAACATACGGCCCTATGAATGGTTTAGTATCACTAACAAACATTAGAAATACTTTATCTGATATATTAGCTTCTAGTGGAATTAGAAACGCAGATCGTTACTTTGCGCCAATTACACCAGAAATAGAAATGCAGCTATTGCAAATGCAGCAACAACAGCAAGCGGCATTAGCAGGGCAAAATCAACCACAAGACCCTGCGGCTGTGATGGCGCAAGCTGAACAAATGAAAGCACAAACCAGAGCGCAAGTTGATTTGCAAAGAGCGCAAATGGATGATGCTAGAAAGCGCGAAGACATGACTATGCAGGATGATCTAAAAAGAGATCAGATGGCACAAAATCTATATGTTGATGCAGCCAAAACGTTAGGTCAATATGGTTCATCAGTAGACATAGCTAGAATTAAGGCAGAGCAGGAAAAAGAGCGTCAGATAAATGACATGACTGCCAGAGCAGCAGGGTTATGACAGTAGATATAAGAATACAGGCAGAAGATGCCAAACGGTTAAAAAATGATACTGCATTTAAGCAGTTTATTGAGGATGTTCGTAATGAGCAAATTAGGCTTTTTACGACTAGTGTTGCTGACGACGTTGAGCAGCGCGAAGAGGCGCAAGCAATACTGCGTGCATTTACTAAGATAGAAGTGCAGCTTGACGCCTGTATAATGGCAGAGACACTTTTAGATCGTAAACAATAGGAGCAGTACCGTGGAAACGACTGACAGCATACAAAGCGCAATTGAACAAATCATAGCGCCAGCCCAAGAAGAAACAGGCGAAACTAATCAAGTTGAGGAAGAAACATCTGTAGCTCCAGAATCTGAAATGGAAGCAGTTGAGGAAACTGAAGAATTTGATGAACTAGAGGTATCTGATGAAGAATTATTAGATGCTGATATTGAAGCAACTGACATTGAAGAAGAAACTGTCGAGCCAGAGTATTACACCGTTAAAGCAGACGGCAAGGAAGAAACGGTAACAATAGATCAGTTAAAGCAAAGTTATTCAGGTCAAAGCGCAATAAACAAGAGATTTCAAGAGGTTGCCGAAGCTCGAAAACAAATTGAGCAGAAAGAAGCTGAGATTTCTCAAATGAGCCAAATGTTAACTCAGATGAACGCTCAAGCACAACAGCAAGGTTTTATGTCACAACCTCAATTGCCAGATCATACTTTGGCAGAGAGTGACCCCATCTCTTATATGGAGCAAAGGGCAAAATACGATGCTGATATGCAGAGTTACCAGCAGCAGCAGATGCAAATGCAACAACTACAACATCAACAAAGGCAGCAAGCTGATCAACAGCACCAATCTTTTGTTGCAGAACAGGCTGAAATAATCAGAGGCAAAATTCCTGAATTGGCTGATCCAGCAAAGAGTCAAACTCACTGGCAGTCATTAATGGGTAGCGCTAAAGAATATGGGTTTAGCGATGAAGAAATCGCAGCCACAGCCGATGCACGTTATATACAAATGGCTAATGATGCCATGAAGTTTAGACGTATAGTTGCAAATCGCAAAAAGGCAGAAGCCAAAGGCAAGAATGTCAAACCTGTTGTAAAAGCTGGAGCTAAGAGGGTTGCTGATCCAGAAGGTTCACTAAAGCGTAAGCAATTTGCTAAATTGCAAAAGACAGGTCGAATGGAAGATGCAATCGACTTAATTATGAAAACTTAGCATTAACAAATGCTATAAGCCGTTGAAAGGACAATATAATGGCACAACCAGCAAATACCTTTGATAGCTACGATCAAGTAGGGATCAGAGAAGACTTGAGTGATATTATTTCAAATATTACTCCTGAAAGTACACCTTATTTTTCTAAGTGTGGAAAGACAACTGCCAACAATACATTAGTAGAATGGCAGACCGACACTTTGAGAAATAGTGGCGCAAACGCACATATTGAAGGTGACGCAACTGCGGCTCAAGCGGCTGTTGCAACGAGCCGTCTTAACAACAGGACTCAAATCTTCAAAAATGCGGTAATCGTATCTGACACTGATGAAGGTCTTAATAAAGCAGGCCGACAGCGTGAGATGGCCTACCAAATTGTAAAAATTGCCAAAGAGCAAAAACTCGATATAGAGAAAGCTTTATTTGACAATAATGCAAAAGTAGCTGGTAACGCGACTACTGCTAGAGAGCTTGCAGGCGCACCATCTTGGATGAAAACTAACGTGGATTTTGTTTCCGCTTCATCTGGTGCTAACCCAACTGGCGATGGTACGGACGCACGAACAGATTCGGGCGCTCCTACTGCGTTTACACAAGCCAAATTTGACGGTGTTATGCAATCAATTTGGGAAAACGGTGGAGAGCCTGACACGGTGTATCTATCTGCTTTTCAAATGAATGTGGCATTGGGCTTTACTGGTAACAACAACCAGCGTTCAAGTGTACAGGCAAGTGACGAGCGTGTGATCAAAAGCTTGGCAGTATATACAACTCCGTGGGGAACTATAGAGTTTATGCCTAGCCGCGAGAACAGAAGTCGTGACGTTTTCATCATGCAGGACAATATGTGGGAAGTTGCGACACTGCGTCCAACTAAAAACGTAGAACTTGCAAAAACTGGTGATAACACTCAGAGACAAATTGTTACTGAGCTTACACTTTGTGCTAAAAACGAAGCTGCAAACGGCATTATTGCTGATAACACAACTTCATAATATAATAGGTGGGGGCAGAAATGCCCCTACTTTTACAGGAGGAAAAAATGAAAGTATTAGTAATAGACAGAAGCATCTCAACATCCAAAGGTATTATGAGGGGTGGAGATGAGGTTGATTTACCTGAAGCAGAAGTAAAAAAGATTATGGTTATGAAGCCAAATGCTTTTGAAGTGCTAAAGGCAGATCCAAAGCCTGCAAAAAAAGCAGCAAAAAAGACACGGGCCAGAAATGATGATGGCACACTAAAAGCTGACGATCCAAGTACACCAGAAAATGAGGCTTGGGAAGATGGCTAGTAGCACTAAAATTAGAGAGTCATACAAGTTTGAGGGTGATAATCTAATCATCAAGAATACGCATGACGCTAATGAAATGCTCAAGGATGTTGAGTATGCCAGACAACATTCTGACAATAGTTTTGGCTCTGATCATAAACACGTTGGTAATGTCGATCTGGCATTACTTGGCATATGGCTAAAAGAGGCTGGCGTTAGTTGGTCTGATACTGGCGCAGTTAAAGAAGTTATAAAGCGCAAGTTATTGAGTAATGAATTTCAAGACCTTAGAGTTTGGAAGGGTACTTATTAATGAATAAGCGCACAGTACAATCAGCGCACTCACGCATTGACGCATTGGAAAAGCAAATGATTGAGATACAAACTGAAATGAAAATACAGTTTAAAGATTTGTACAATCGTATGAAGCGTATGGAAGCAATTATGATTGGTATTA